AATTCATTAATAAACTTACGGACTGATTCCTGTAAGTATTTTTGAACTCGTTGATCTTTGTTTAAATCTTTAGCCATTTCTAGTATGCGATGCCCACCATTCATATTCATTAGTCCTTCATAGACTGCTGTTGGGTAGGCATTAGGCGCACTAGGTTGTGCTACTATATCAACAGTAACGATATCAAAATCGCTTACTGCGCCGTCGTGTTCATTAACATTGCCTGATCCACGACTGCTTACTCCTAGTTTTACACCACTTTCTAACATGGTGCGAACTAAATTGCCCATTGGGGTAGGCAAAATCTTCATCTTTCCAAAACCATTTGGTCCATCTAACCACATTTCTGTAATCATGTGACTTACACGGTCAAGGTTGATGCGTAGGTTGGTTGGGTGATCTACTTCACCCAACACACTATAACCTGTTTTAATTTGCTTATTAAGTGTTTCAATAGCACGATTGATTTCATTGATAGGATACACACGACTGTTAGCGTTCTTAACACCACCTTGGATGCAGATACCCTTCAGATAAAGGTTTTTACCTTCATCTGAATGAGTCATTTCCATCATAGCCTGATCGTAACTGAGATGCTCTACAAGCAAATTATTCATTTTCTTTCCTTATTAGCGAGGTAGAACGTTCTTTCTATTAACGTTTGGACCGCCGCCAGTTGAGAACTTTCCTTCTGCACTTTGTGGTTTCTTAGCATTTGAGAAAGCTTTACCAGCGTTTGCACCTGGTACGTTTTCAAAATTACCTGCACCCTTTAGCTTGCCTTCGCCCTTGCTATATTCATTGCTTGGACCTTTGTATTGCTTGCCATCTGGGTCTTCGTTATGATCGCCACGAACTAGATTCTTTGTAGTTCCGCCCATGTCGTTCTTGCTAGCAACTACGCTCTTCTTTTGTGTTGAAGATTTAAATGTATTTGTTGCACCAACTGGCATGCCTTCGCTATTGCCTGGATTTGCAACTTTTTCTACGTATTCACGAACAACACCTTCTTCTGCGAAGTCTGGATCATGTTCGCCATCATGATGCTCTGGCTCACTCTTTTCATCAGCCATTAACTTTTCAAACTCAGCTTTAAGTTCGTCAAGTGCATCTTCAAGGTCCATAACACGATCTTCTACGTCGCCTTCGCCACCTTCGTGATCCATGCCCATGTCATCGTCCATATCCATGTCGTCATTATCGCCCATGTCCATGTCCATGCCATCATCTTCTTGACCCATGCCTTCATGATCAGCTTCAATATCGTGCATCATGTCATCGGTACCGTCCATGCTGTCGCCAGCTTCGTCCATGTCATGATCCCAATTTTCTTCTACTTCTTCTTCCATTTCTTCGGCAACGAGTTCGTTGTAAAGGTTGCGGCTCTTTTCAACAACAAGGTTGTGAAATAGTTCTTTTGCCTTTTCAGTTTCATCGTTGATAATGAATTCAATAAGTTGTTCGTAACTACTACGCATATGTTTAACTCCTGTGGGATTTTGTCCTATGTTTATATTTAATATGTGGTGTTAAATACCACTTCAAATAGGCTAATTTTGACGAATTTGTGAATTATAGACCAGGTTGAGGTGCTGCAGTTGCACCATACTGTTTGCGAACTCTTGTAATTTCTTCTGCATATTCAACATTGCGTTGGTCATTCATTTTACGCAATTGATTTATTTGTGCTAAAGTTAATTTTACTTTACGCAAATCTCTAGGTTTAGCCACGCTGTTATCTTGTGACAAATCTTGAAAATCACCATTATTATCATTAAACATTTCATTTAACAGCATATTAAAATTCCTAGTGAATTTATTTAGTGAATTAAGCGCCGCCGCCAAGTGCAGCACCGGCCGTACCACCACCTTGTGCGCCACCTGCTCCACCAGTTGCACTTGGTACGCCGCCTGCACCAACTTCACCGCCTGCTTCTGGAGGTGGGCCGCCGCCTGCAGCAGGTTCTGTACCTGCTCCTTCGATGTCACTAATAGTTTCAATATCAGTATTAATACCGCCGGGAGTCACGCCAACACTGCGTAGATCAGCACCTTGCATTTGACTTTGTGGTTTTTCTTCGCCACGTTCTTCATGCCACATCTTATCGTTTTCTGCCATTTCAACTTCAGTAAGACCAAGATATTTTTTTAACATAAAACGTTTTGAAAGATAATCAGTTTGATTAATTTGCGTAAAGCTAGCAATTCTGCTACTATTCAATTCAATTTCACGATATGCTGCAAAATTTTGTGGTTCATTAAAACGCAATTCAAAGATAGAATTATCAAGATTAAATCCACGCCATTTTAAAAATAATTTAAATTCATCATCAAACTTTGGCGCAATGTATTTTTGTAGGCGTTTGCAATATTCATTAAAACGATACTCTTGAATAAGAGCAGTTGTAACTTTACCATCAGTAAATGAACGATCACTATCTTCTGGACCAGTTGGCAAATACGAACTAGGAATACGCAATGAACGATATAACTTATTAGTAAAATATCGCAAATCATCGATTTCACCAAGATTTTGACCACCTGGCAGTACTTCTACCGAGGAACCACGACCTTCTGCTGTTTGCGGAAAGAAGAAATCTTCATTCATACTCATTGGATTATAACTTGCATCCATTAAATTTTGTCCGCCGCCACTTTGCGTTGGAATACGACGTTGGTTAATTTCATTCTTTACACGCTCAACAAACTGCATTGCAAGATGCGCTGGCATATTACCAACATCAATCTTGAACATACGACGTTCAGGCGCACGAGAGATACGATAGATTAGAATAGCGTCTTCTAATAGTTCTTTTTGCTTGAATACTTTAAATATTGCTTCAAAGAGACTAACGCCAAACGGCCAGTTAACATCTAAACCTTCTGTCAAACTAAGATGAACGACATGTTCTGCAGCTACTGGAAACTCATTATTGCCAGCACCAAAACGTGTATTTGGTGAAAATAATTCACCACCAGCAGTATAAGAACGACTACCACCCATATATGGCGCAAATGCATAGCTATCATTTGGACCAGGCGGACGAGTAATAGTATTGTTTTGTAGATTAGGATTTAAATCACGAATATAATAAATTTCTGGAACTTTGCCTTGACTTTCATTGACAATAACTTTTGATACACGGTTCATTTCTGTCCAGTACCACTTATAGGTTTCTGGATCACGAACAAATACTTGATCGCCATATTTTAATGTATTACGAAAAATTTTAAAAATTCTTTTATCAAATTCATTTAGATTATACCATGATTTCAACTGTTCTTTAAGAATCATAATTTCATTTTCAGTTGCTTTTTCGTGAAAATGTAATTCGAAAGCAGTATTAGTATCATCATTAACTTGTGTGCAAAACTCACTTAAGATATCCATTGCACTATTGGCTTCACTATCTAAATCCATGTTTTCATACTGAGTATAGCGGTCAATACGATTAGGATGCCCACTATATACATCTGGCAACATAGATTGATAATTGCGATATGCAGCATTAGCCTGTGAGCCAAGATAATTATAACTGCTATAATCAGTTACGCTGCCATTTACAGGTGAATATGCACCATCACTTACAATACGCCAATGCTTTTTCCAAGCCATGAATTAAATCCTTGTAAGATATTTATAGTTATATTGGGCTATTACGTAATTCTTACACTTGTATCTTTTGTGTAACGAGCAACTTCAACGGTTGCTGAAATAAGTAAATCCATTTTACGATTAAGTGTTTCTAAGAAATTTGCTGATGCTTCTGCAAATTTTGTGCTGTCACTATTATTTGTTGCTCGTGTTATATCATCATTTGATATATTGTTTAGCGAATTATTTGCATAATTTTCTGATACATCAGTAAGCATTTTAGTTAAATCTGCTGGCAATACAGCTTCTGTTCCATGAAGTTTTGCAAAATAACCTGTAATAGGTCCGCTTGAAATCATTCCGCTAGCACCACCTGCGCCTGCTGCAGCTAACTGAGTAGCAATATCTTGATCATTCATTGGATTTGCAAGTCTAGCATTATTAACTGCGGCTTCTACAGATGCACTAAGAACGCCACTGCCTACAACTCCACCTATAACAGCACCCGCAGTAGTGCCAATTAAGGGAACAGCACTTCCTATAGTTGCGCCAGTAGCTGCTCCTTCTAATGCACCACCTAAACTTAAATTGCTTCCGCCACCAGTTCCACTGCTTGTTCCAGTAGTTCCACCAAACTCTTCAATAAGTTTTTTTAATGCCTTAGTTGCTCCAGTAATACCATCTGCAAATGCTCCAAGCACACCAGTTTTTAAGAAAGTATCTTGTATTGTTAGTTTGGCTTCGTTTGAAGCTTCTACGGCACCAACCATACTTTGAGTTAAATCACCACTAGCTTTCTTTTGAGCTTCAACATCTGCCATTTGAGCTTGTACTGCTTCTTTGTTTAATGATGTGGTGCTTAAAATATTACCAACAACAGTATTAATATCAGCAACAATACCGCCTACACCCGCACGTGCTGCAGCACTTATATTTGTAAATCTGCCTACATTTTGTGACAATTCTTCACGCATTTTGCCTATTGCACCGGCAGTATCTGCGCTTGTTTGAGCCATAGTTTTTGTAGGATCATTTAGACTTGAAATAGAATCTCTAAAACCAGCAGAAACTTCAGGCATTTGCATTAAACTACGAATTGCTGGATCAGTACTATTTGTTATACCAGCAAATTGTTGTTTGAATGCTTCGCCAAGTTTGCCAGTTGGATCAGTTTTATTAAAAATTTCTAATTGAGATTGAAATTTTGCAACTGCATCTGGACCCATTTTTTGTAGTTTTGCATAAACGTCAGCATCAAAAGCAGCACGACGATTTCTTTCAAGTGCTTTTTTAGCATCTTCACCTGTAATACCGCTTAATACTTTTAAATTTGTTGCGTAATCATTTGTATATTGTGATAATTGTTGCTCACTAGCTCCACGTAATCTGTTTGTAGAAGCAAAGTTAGCCATAGTGTCTGAAATTAAACCCGCTTGTTCTTTAAAACTAATTCCTAAACGCAAAAGTTCATTGGTAACTCCAGTTTGTTTCATTACCATACCAACTCTGCCCATTTGTTGAGCAGCAGTTGTCATACCAAGACCGCTAGCAGCTAAACTTTGTGCATTTTGTTGTAGTACGTCTGCAAAATCAGGTAGAGCAAGATTTACAGCTTTGCCTGCTGCTGCCATCCCTACTAAACCATCTGCAAATACAGCACCACTACTGCTTATAGCATTGAAAGCATTATAATTTTTTTCTAACTCTTGAGTTAAAATTGGCAATACTTTTTGTGCAACTTCACTTAATCCACCAGCAAATTTACTAATAAATGGAGCAGCAAGTTCTAAACCTTGACCAAATAGTGCAACTGCACCACCAACTCGTGGTATTTTACTTCCAAAAGTAGCAAGACCAGTGCCAGCAGCACCAGCAGCGCCTGCAATAGCACTAGTAGCACTTGCACCTTCAGTAATAGCAGTAGAAAGAATAGAAGAACCAAATGAAATATCACTTGCGCCACTTTGATATGCTCGTACTACACCATCTAATCCACGTCCAAATGATTTAAGAAGTGAAGTAGCAAGTGTAATTTGAACATTATTTTTAGCTTGTTTGTCAGAATTTTTTTCAATCTCATCTGCATTATTCAGCATTTCTTCTGCTAATTTTTGAGATGCAGGACTTCCTTTTTTAAGTTCTTCTATATAAGATTTATATTCAGCGGTTACTTTTACTTGTTGTGCTTCATAATCACGATAGGTTCCGCCACTTGCTATAACTGTTTGACGTAATTCATCTAAACGTTTTTTATAAGCAGCTTCTGCATTTTTAGTAGTTTTACGCAAATCTGCTGCATCTTTTTCAGCAAGAGATAGCACATCAGTGCGGTTTTTTAATGATTCAAGTGCTTTGCCAAGAGTATCATAGCGTGTTTTAATAGCGCCAATACTATCCAAATAGGCTTGCAATTCTATTGGGGTGTCAAAACCACCATATTCTCCGGCCATGAAAAATCCCGTCTATAAATAAAGTTATAACTCTTCAACTATTATTTATGGAACTCAAAAAATGCAAAATTCTAATCCTTTAAGTGGTCATTTTCGTCAGCCTTCTATCTTTTTGAAGCTACCAAGTGGTGGAAAATATTGGTTGCCTAATACTATTAATTTGCCAGCAAATGGCGAAGTAGGCATTATGCCTATGACAGCTAAAGATGAAATCATGCTGCGCACACCTGATGCTTTAATGAATGGACAAGGAGTTGTAAGCGTAATTGAAAGTTGTGTGCCAGCAATTACCAATGCTTGGGCTATGCCTTCTATTGATATGGACGCAATATTAATAGCTATTCGTATTGCCACATATGGCGAGGGAATGGATATTGATAGTACTTGTCCGCAGTGCAATCATGAAAATCGCCATCGTCTTGATTTGAATCCAATTTTGTTACGTGTGCGTAGTCCAGATTTTAGTGAAACAGTAAGCATAGATGAACTTATTATTAAGCTTAAACCACTAAATTATATGCAAAGTAATCGTTCCAATATTAACTCATTTGAAGAACAAAAAATTATACAGCTTATTAATGATGATGATGTAGATGGCGAAGTTAAGAAATTTCAACTTGACCAACACCTTAAAAATGTAGTGAATAATAGTATTGCACAGCTTACTGATTCTACCGAAAGCATTACAACAAGTGATGGTGAAAAAGTTACTGACAAGAATTTTATTGCTGAATTTTATACAAATGCTAGCAATGCAACAATCAAAGCAGTTCAACAAAAACTACGTGATTTTGCAGAAGTAGCGGGATTACCACCTGCTCGTGTGCAATGTGAGGAATGTAGTCACGATTATAATGTGGCAGTGACATTTGATTATGCAAATTTTTTCGAGCCACTATCCTAAATCTCACATATGATGAGGTAATGGCTATGGTGGAAAGTTATGAAAAAGAAGTAAAATCTATAAAAAAGAATATTTTAGAGATGTGTTGGCACATGCGTGGTGGGCTTACCTACACCGAAGCTATGAATATGAGTGTCACAGAACGTCAGATTATTGCTAAAATGGTAGAAGATCACATAGAAACAACTAAGAAAAGTGGTTTGCCTTATTTCTAAGTTATATGATGTGCTTCGCACATCAGTTCGTTCGCTATCGCTCACTCACCTTTCGCTTCGCTCTTAATTATAATATAATTAATTCTTCTAGTTTCATTTAGACCAGATTTTAGACATAGATTTCCTTAAGCAGGAAATCCATGCCTATGACGCTTCATTTGAGCCATCAAATAGACACTAACAAACGGAACTTGTTGCCAAGTGGGGCGGTTAGCCTGTACCCCTTTGCATCCTGTAGATTATAACCAACGGACCTTACATATACCCTTGTTAGCGAACATATGTAAGTTGAGGTTGCTTTTTCTCAGAGCCTCATCGTTTAGCCTATCGTTAGCCAAACGTTGTCCATACAGCAATGTCGGGGTGCTGACAACCTTCAA